CAACGGTGTTCAGTTGAGCAAGGACGGTCTTAAGGTGCTGCTGCTCGATAGAGACAAGGCCCTGGATAATGTCGCCCGGCACCTGGGCATGTTCAAAGACAAACTTGAGATAACAGGGAAGGTCGAACTTCTGGAGGGTATGTCAATTGCCGAGCTCGAAGAACGATTCAACCGTCTCCCTAAAGTCTGACGAACAGAGAAAGCGGGACCTGATTGAAAAAATTCTGATTCTTGAAGAGATTGAACGCCGTAAGCGTGAGAACTGGCTGGCGCAATACCATCCATACGCAAAACAGAAAGAATTCCATACTGCGGGTCTCAGATACAGAGAGCGTCTATTTCGTGCCGGTAATCAGCTTGGTAAGACTCTTGCTGGCGCCGCTGAAGTTGCAATGCACCTCACTGGCCGGTATCCGGATTGGTGGGAAGGTAAGCGATTTGATCATGCGACACGCGGAATGGCTGGGTCTGAGTCCGCCGAGCTTACCCGTAAAGGCGTTCAGCGGCTCTTGGTAGGCACCCCAGAAGACCGAAAGGCATGGGGTACTGGTTCGATCCCGAAAGACTGCCTTGTTGGCTGGTCGATGAAATCCGGAGTCGCCGACGCTATCGCATCGATCACCGTAAAGCATATGTCTGGCGGCAATAGTACATTGCAGTTTGCGTCGTATGATCAGGGTAGAACAAAATGGCAGGCTGATACCCTGGACTTCGTGTGGTTCGATGAGGAACCGCCTCCGGATGTCTACAGTGAGGGTATAACCCGGACGAATACGTCAATGGGTCCGGTTATCCTTACCATGACGCCATTGTTCGGCATGTCTGAGGTTGTGCGACGCTTCATGTCTGATCCTACAGATGATCGTATCGATATCTGTATGACCATTGAGGACGCCGAGCATTACACGCCTGAAGAGAGGGCAAGAATTATTGCCAGCTATCCAGAGCATGAACGGGATGCACGAACGAAAGGCTACCCGTCACTTGGTTCTGGCCGGATATTCCCGATTACTGAATCACTGATATCTTGCGAGGCGTTTAAGATCCCAGATCATTGGGCTGAGATTGGAGGCCTTGACTTCGGTTACGACCATCCTACAGCCGCGGCACATTTGGCATGGGATCGTGACTCTGACATTGTTTATGTCGTCGCGGCCTACAAAAAGAAAGGATCTGATATCTCTATCCTTGGATTGTCGCCTACTGTTGCCCATGCAGCTGCCGTGAAGCCATGGGGTAAAAACCTTCCGTGGGCGTGGCCGCATGACGGTTTGCAACACGACAAGGGATCTGGCGAAGAACTGGCCTTCCAGTACAGGAAACAGGGATTGAAGATGCTGCCGCAAAAGGCAACGCATCCGCCGCACGGTGACCAGATAGAAGGTCAAGGTGGAAATGGTGTTGAAGCTGGTCTTGCTGAGATGCTTGACCGGATGCAGACAGGACGCTGGAAGGTTTTCTCGCATTTGGTCGACTGGTTTGATGAGTTCAGGCTTTATCATCGCAAGGAAGGAAAGGTTGTTAAAGAGTTTGACGACCTTCTATCAGCATCTCGGTATGGCATGATGATGTTGAGGTTTGCAAAGTCAAAGAGAGACAGCGAGAGTTTCGATTTCGAGTCCGCTGTGTTCACGCCAAGTGTTCGAGGTATGGGGTACTGATATGACAACCATCATGGCTTCCGTTGCAGCTTTCTTCTTCGGCCTTGTTCTTGGCCCTGTTGTCCGTGACATGCTGGTAGCTCGGGCAAAGCGGCAGATCGATAAAGAGTTCGACGAGGAGTTCTCCAAAAGAATCAAGAGGGACAAATGACAGATAAACAGCTGAAAGAAGAAGTCTCGGCCTGGCTGGCAGCCTATGTGAAAGAGCATTTTCCGGAAGGATTGCCCGAGAAGATCGAGGCTATCGTGCTTGCCATTGCCTTTGACTCCTTCCTCGATGGCGTCAGGTATGGCCAGGAGGTTGTTAAAACTGAAAGCGCAATCCTTCATCCCGAGAAGGGAATGAACCGGTCGGCTATCCAGCTGTCTAGGCGGTAAGAAACTCACAACTCAATATCACATTGATATCATACAGGTGGTAGAAATATGACAGGAACTCCGCAGAATTCACTCATCCCTTACGACGTATCAGAGCTTCAAGACGGATCCGCAATCGTCTACTCCTGGACGTTGACAAGCACAAACGACACAGCGATGCCTGCCAGGATGCCGGAATGGTCTGAGAGGTCGGTTCATATGTGGGGGACATGGGGTGGTGCCACTGCAATAATGGAAGGGTCAAACGACCTCACTGCTCCAAACCCGGTTGATTTTGAACAGCTGCATAACTTCCAAGGGACCGCTATTGCGCTGACAGCAAACGGAATATCTGCCATTTTGGAGTCTACCTATTACATCAGGCCGCGGTTGTCGGTTGATGGAACTGGCGCGTCTGTCACTGTCAACCTCCTACTTCTCCGAAACCAGCCAAGCAGGGTAGCATAATGACCGATTTTCTCGCCCAGCAGGAAAAACATAAACAGCTTGTCTCAAAGGTTGAGTTTCTGGAAAAGACAGTCGCGGATTTACAACGTGATGTCGACAGGCTGAGAGCCACAAAAGAAGCGTGTCAGTTTGCCGCTGACGCTGCGGAGAAAAGACGAGACGAACTTGTTGAGCATATCACCACTCTCAATGAAATACTTAAAAGACAGATGGCTATGCAGCTTATCGAGGTTGTTCCGAATACCGATAAGGTAGAAGTGACAGTTTAACCCAGCAGCAAGTTTCACCCGTTAAAACAAATTCAAACCCCGCGTTGGCCTTTATCGGCTGATGGCGGGGTTTTCTATTTTCAGGGGAATCAATGGATAAGTCATTCAGTATTGGCAAGTTCGACCAGTTCGACGACGATACAGGCGTTGACGAGCAAGGGAGTGATTTGCCCGACGAGATAAAAGAACTCGTTGAAACCCTGAGACTGAACCGCCTTGCACGTATTGACGCCCTGGGGAAGGAAGTAATCCGTAAACGCGAAGAGGCTATCACTGGCCGTCGTGAGTGCGGGATTGAAGAAGTTTGGCAGGAAGATGATGAATACTACCTCGGCATTGATGATGCCAACCGGACAAACTCAGCGTGGCTGAAAGGCGCTGGCGTCAATGGCGGAATCAGCCGTGAGACAAAGGCCGATAGTTCTCGCTGCTCTGCCTTCTTTAATATCACAGGGCAATTCTGCGACAGTGCGTCGTCCAGGATGGGCGATATTCTTCTGCCGGCCGGTGATTGGAATTTTACGATCAGGCCTACGCCGGTCGATGATGACAGCTCAGATATTCCTGGCAGTACGCCGAACAATCCAAACGAGCCGGTCGACCCGACACAAAGCGCTCCAACGGATGCCGCTGCTGCTCCTGCGCCAGCTGCTCAGCCAGCACCTGCACCCGAGGCAAACCCCGCTCAAGCGCCACCTCCTGGGCTGATCGGTTCCAGCGCTGCCACACCAGCCGCCGCCGGTCAATCTCCTGCCCCTCAGCAACCGGCTGCACCGCCGCCGCCCCCTCCTGAAGATCCAGCCAAGGCAAAGGTTGAAGCCATTGAAGCGACGACCGAGAAGGCCGAAACCCGCATCAAAGACTGGCTGGTTGCCTGCTCATATCATGCTGAGGTTCGCAAGACGATAGAGGATTGCGTACGTCTTGGTACTGGCGTCCTTAAAGGTCCAGTCCCGATTAAGACCAAGGCTTTGATGATCAAGACCAATCCGCAGACCGGCGAGAAGGAAGTCACCTACGAAGAGCGTATTTCTCCCGGCTCAAAACGTATTGATCCTTGGGATTTTTACCCAGACCCTGCGTGTGGCGACAATATCCACAACGGCAACTATGTCATTGAGCATGACCTGATAACCGCCAAGCAGCTGCGCGAATTTAAGGGAATGCCGGGTTACCTGGACGAGATGATCGACAAGGTCCTCGATGAGGGACCGGGCATGAAGTTTATAACCGACGGCGAGCGGGATCCAGAAGGCGAGACGTCCGACGATGACCGGTTTGAGGTCTGGTACTTCTACGGCAATGTCGATATTGACGCGCTGCAGGCTTTCGATGCGGGTGAGCCTTCCGCTGTCTCTTCCGAAAAAGACGAGACTGTTCCTGCGATTGTAACGATCGTCAACGACACTCCTATCAAAGCGTTTTTGAATCCTCTCGATACCGGCGGATTTCCATATGACATGATACCATGGCAGGCGATGTCTGGCAGCCCTTACGGTCAAGGGATCTCACGCAAGGGCCGTGTGCCTCAAGACATGCTGAACGCTTCTGCCCGTGCGCTGATGGATAACGGCGGTCTTTCGTCTGGCCCTATGCTGATCATCCGGCCGTCTGCAATCCGGCCGGCGGATGGAGACTGGACGCTGAAGAGTCGTAAGGTCTGGATTTCAACCGAGCAAGCAGATACCCGGTCTGTTGGGGACGCTATCATGGCGGTTAACATCCCGAGCGTTCAACAGGAGCTGGCTGCGAATATCCAGTTATCCTACAAGATGATGGAAGACGCCACGTCCATGGCGTATCTCATGCAAGGCCAGCAAGGCTCTGCACCTGATACAGTCGGCGGCATGGAGCTTCTTAATCGCAATGCAAGTGCAGTCCTGCGTCGGATGGCCCGGACCTTCGATGAGCGTATCACCGAGCCGCATATCAAACGCTATTACGCGTGGCTTCTTCAATACGGAGAGGATGACGAAAAGGCCGACCTGGTCATTGAGGCCGTCGGATCGTCTGCCCTGGTAGAGCGTGAGATTCAGGCTATGGAGACGCAACAGCTTCTTCAGGCGTCGGGCAATCCGATTTACGGTCTGGATCCGAAAAAAACCATGACGGAGCTCCTGAAAATCAAAAGGATGTCTCCGGACAAGTTTCAATACTCTGAGGCGGATATCGAGAAGCAGCAGCATGCACAACCGGCTGTCGCTCCGAATGTCCAGGTGGCCCAGATCAACGCCCAGTCGGCGCAGGCTATCGCGCAGGCGAAAATTGAATCTGACGAGAAGATTGCCCAGTTGGAAGCCGAGGTTGCTCATTTCAGATCCCAAATTACGGCCGCCACCGCAACGCATGGAATAAACGTCAAGCAGTCCTTGGATGCTGAGGCGCAAAGAGCCGTCCAGCAGCGCGACACCGCCGACTATCAACAGAAGATGCAAGAGATGCAGCTGAATGAACGGCTGCAGATCCTTCTCTACGCGAACACGCACAATATCACCCTGGAAAAATTAAAGGCCCAGCTGGCTATGAAGTCCCAGGAGTTGGGAGTTCAGAAGGAGTTGAGTTTCGCCTCAATGAACCTCGACGCCCAGCATCACACTGAAGATATCCAACTGGACGCTCAGCAGCATCAGGACAACCTGGAACTGGAAGCAACAAAGCATGCCTCCGCATTGGCCCAGGATTCAGAGAAGCATTTCTCCGCGCTCAGGCAAGACACTCACAAGCATATGACCCAACTGGAAGATGACAAGGTTCTGGCCTCCGTGCCGGTATCCGGTCGGGCGCCGAATGGGCAGGCGTTTGGACGATAAAAGCAATGCTGATAATTCAAGGTCCACCAGAATTCTCCCTCTCAGCGATAGAGCGGGATTCCCCTTTATGGCTGAAGATTTCCGCCCATTTGAAAGACCGTCTCGCGTCCTTGCGTGAGAAGAACGACGGATGGCTCGGGCCGGATGAAACAGCCAGGGTCAGGGGCAAGATCGAATTTATAAAAGAGCTTTTACAGGCCGAGTCACCACTCGACTTAACCAGATACGACCAATAGGCCGCATCGCGCACAACAAGGAGTAAGCAACATGGACGCATTAGAGCAGGCAAGGCATGACGAGGACATAGCGATTGAAGAGGCGGCTTTTGACGCAGGTTTCAACGGTGAGGAAGTAGCGGCAGTCATTCCCGACGGTAACACGCCGGATGCAGCCCAGCAGAACGCCAACCAGGAAACCGCAGAGCAGGAAGCAGCACGTATAGCCAAAGCGCAGGCCGATGCGGCTGTAGCTCTGGCGGCTGAACAAGATAAGCCGATGTCCCGGGCCGAGGTTCAGCAGCTTGCTGAATCATTGGCAGCAGCAGCAGCGTCTAAGGTCCACGACAAGGCTTTTGGCAAGATTGGAGAGTTACAGCAGCGCATCGAGCAGATGAAGGCTGTAGGGGCAAGAATCAGCCCAACAGCTAAAACCCGTCTGGCTGCGGATTTCCCCGAACTTGCAGAAATGCTTTTCGACGGAGCCGACGACGTAACAGCTGATACCACCATCAAGCCAGCAGCACAGCAACAGCACACCCTGTCAACTGACGATATCAGGAAGGCTGTCGAGGCTGAGACCACTCAGAAGCTCGAACGGCGGCTCCTGACTCGGGATCATAGCGACTGGGAGCAGGTTGTCGTCACTCCCGAGTTTAAGGGATGGATGGCAAAACTTCCTCCCCAGGAGCAGCAAGCCTTGAATACCACATGGAATGCTGACCTGGTCTCTAGAAAGCTGACCGAGTTCAAGAAGTTCAGGGTCACCCAAAGCGACGCCTTTAAGGCCAAGCAGGCCAAGAAGATGGAGCTCAAGAAACGGCTGGAAGGCGCATTGACGCCGAAGGGAGTCTCCAAAGCAGTCGGATTGACGCCTAGCCATTTAACAGACGAAGAAGCCGCGATGGAAAAAGCATTCAGCGGCTAAAATTATAGGAGTACACCATGGCCTTACAATCGATGCAGACCCCGGCCGCGCGGATCGGGAAAATGAAGGGCGAAATCGAGCATGCGTTATCCACCCATCCGGCACTCTCTCAAGCTGTGGTTCTCCTTCATGCAAAGCACGAAGG